TACAGAAGGCCAAGAGTTCGAGTCTCTTAACCTCCACCACCAAAATTTATCTTGCATTTTTTAAGTTTCTTGTTATATTATACAGTAACTAGCCTGGGATTAGCGTATAGGCTGCGCTCTCGGCTTGGGACCGAGAAGAGGATGTTCGATCCATCCATCCCAGACCAAATTTACTTTGAAAGGGATGAAAACTATGGCTCGACTTCAACCACAAGAACTTTCGCCAAGGCCAAAGAGTCCTAATGACGATAGAACAAAGAGTTATCGAGACGACTTGACTCCATCTATGCGTATTTTTGTCTATGAAGCAATTAAGGAAATAACAAATGGAAAAGCTAGAAAAAGTTTCACCAAAGCTGCTATTCGTGCCGGGTACGCTCCAAAACGAGCAGATATGACTGCTTCCCGCCTTATGCATCATCCTACTGTGAAAGCTGAAATTGAAAAAGAAATGAAGAAAATTGAAAAGAAGGCTCTTGTTGATGCTTCTTATGTTGTAAAAAACATTAAGGAAATTGGGGAGCGGTGTATGACTAAAGTTCCTGTTTTGGATGAAGATGGAAAGCCTACTGGAACATGGAAATTTGACAGTCAGTCGGCTTTGAGATCTCAGGAGTTGCTTGGGAAGACGATGGAGCTTTTTACAGACAAAGTTAAACAGAGTGGAGATGTTAAAATAAACATAACAATAAAAGAAGAAAATGTTGGAAAAATGGAAAAGAAGGTGTAATATGCCTATATTAAATTTTAGTAATCCAAATAATTTGGATTTTATGCAGAAATTGGCTACTAGGATTTTAGCCGAGTGTCACGGTATGAAATTTGATGAAGTGTTGGAAAGGTTAACAGCGTCTCTTCCACCTAGTAAAATTCTTGAGAAAGTTGAAAAAGTGTGGATAGAGGACGTTCAGGAGAAAAATGAAATAATTGAGGGATTGAAGCCATGCACAATAAAGAAGATAGAAAAGAATTGAAGGTTGTTGCGGAAGCGGAGAAGGGACTAACAGAAGAAGAAAAGCAAGAAATATTAAAAGAGTTTGAGAGAAAAATGGTGAGTGGGCAGAAGTCTTCATCTGAATATGATCTTAATTTTACAGGCATTGATTTTTGGGATTTGTTGGGTGATTAAAAAAATTAAAAATTAACAGAGCTTCAGAAAGCCTTAGAGCTTCAGAACGCCATGAGTAATCCAGATGGATTATTTATGGCGTTTTTTATTAAAAAATAAAAAAGGAGGGTTTTAAAAAATGAAAGCTATTTGGTTTGTTTTGTCTTGTTTGTTCTTTATGGCTTCAATGTCCTTTGCAGATGGAATTGTTGTTCAGGAGAATTGGAATATGAAGTTTCATCCTATACGGACGATAGTAGGCAATTCTGGAACAGCTACATCTTGGTACCATTTAACTGGATCTACTTCTCCTCGAAAAAATATTTATGGCGATACTGATCACATTAAAGCTTTTCGTATGTATGATGCTAATAATTTATATAATTTTCATTATTCGTTTGAGGGAAGCACTCCAAATGCATCTTCATATGGAACATGGGACAAAGATTGGGGACCTTATGAAAATGAAATAGAGCCTCCAGCTTATGGCTGGCTTGATGGAAAATTGATTGAAGGGGGTGTTTGGGTTCATTTGACTGCCGATGCAGGTGGGAACACTACTGAAATGGTTTTTGAGGCGAAGTAAAATGAGAAAAACAAGGTTTTTATTTTTGGGGTTTTTGCTGTTTTTAAACAGTCCGTTTTTGTTGTATGCAGCAGCTACTCCTACCCCAACTGTAAATGAACTTACTTTTTTTGACCACTTTTTTGCTGATGCTGCATTGAATGGACGATCTCCAGACGTTAGTTTTTCTGGAGGAGCTTGGGTTGCTCCATCTGGCGTTTGGAAAGCAGGGACAACGGGTGTTGAATGGGGTTTTATAACAGGATATACAGTATCGGGTCCAATTGGTGACACTACAACATATTTTGATTTAGATGTTATTCACTATCCTGTTTTATATAATTTTTCTTTTAGACCTTTAAATCTTTTTGAGAGCGGAAGTATTATAAGGGGTTGGCAAATTCGTAAGGGCATTGATGGCACATTGGCGATTGTTGCTGACACAACAAGTGCTGCAAGTACGACTATAACTGTTAAAAGTTGGGATGTGGCAGGAAATACTACAGTTATTGCTTCTGCTCTTGCCCCAGGTGTTTTGCCAAGGCCAGGATATGATCAGTCTTCATTGGTTGTTGTGGATACGGGAGATACGTTAACAGTTTATTGGGATTATGCAAATGTTGTTCCTGATGCTGTTGCACGTACTGCAACTTCGTTAGTGCTTATTACGAATACCACATTATGGAATGCCAACGACAGATTTGGTCCGTGGTTTGAAGTTGGAAATGGAGCGTATATATCCAATTTTGTTTCTGTTGTTGAGCATTATGCTACTCCTACACCCACACCTATTTCTTTTATTCCTCTTTATCATAAAAAGAGACCTTGGAGATATTGAGATGGATGGAGCTGTTCAGAATTTAGACATTCAGATACCTCATTTATTCAAGCCTAGAGACTATCAGCTTGGGATAATGACACAAGTTCCTCAGCATTATAGGAGGGGTGTTTTTATACACCACCGAAGAGCAGGAAAAGACAAATCTGCTTGGAACAAGATGATAAAGGAAGCTTTAAAGAAAAAAGCCATTTATTATTATTTTTTTCCAACATATAAGCAGGGACGTAAAGCTATTTGGGACGCGATTGATCCAGCTACTGGTATAAAGTTTTTAGACCATATTCCAAAGGAATTGCTTGCGAAGAAGAACGACACTGAAATGAAGTTGATTTTAGTAAATGGTTCTCTTTTGCAAATAGTTGGTGTGGACAATTTTGATCAAATTATGGGCACTGCTCCATATGGTTGTGTGTTTAGCGAATACTCTCTCCAAGATCCTAAAGTTTGGGACTACATTAGGCCAATTCTTAGGGAGAATGGCGGGTGGGCAATATTTGTTTATTGTGTGCATGAAGACACTTTTGTTATGACACAAAATGGAATGTGTCGTATTGGAGATATTGAACACGATTCCAGTTCAGAATTTACAGACATAAATTTAAACGTATATGGATTGGGAGGAATGCATAAAGCTGTATCTTTTTATAACGGGGGTGTTAGAGATTTATTGGAAATAACTGTAGGAAAAGGATATAGAATAAAATGCACTCCAAATCATAAATTGTGGGATGGTTTTAAATGGGTACGTGCGGATGAATATAAAGTAGGGGATTATTTGCCGATACAAAGAGGACAAAATGTTTGGGGTAAAGATATTGATATTTCTGGATGGAAGAAGCCTAGTAAGCATAAAGCTTTAAAGAATCTTATTTGTGATAAAGAGATTTCTACTGATTTTATGTGGTTATTGGGTTTAATACTGGCAGAAGGATGGTGGAGCGATACAAATTGTTCTATAACAAATATTGATGAGGATGTTGTTAATAAAATGCGAGCAATGGGATTTAAAACACAGGATAAATATCATCATGTTTGTTCTAGTATGAGTTTATGTAGTTTTTTGGATTGGTTTGGTTTAAAAAGAGGAGCAAAGAATAAAAGAATACCTTCAAAAGTGTTTGGAATGCCTAAGAAGCATGTGGCTGCATTTATTTCTGGGTACTTTGATGGTGACGGATCATCTTCCAAAAGGAATGGGGCAGTTCATTGTGATTCTGTTAGTGAAGATTTGATAAGGGATTTGCAAGTTTTATTGCTTAATTTTGGAATTATTTCCAGGATAAGAGGAAGTCGAGTAAAACCGACTAAGAGGGTAAAAAAAGAAAGTTTTGTGTGGAGATTGGAGATAGACGGAAGCGCTAATAGTAGATTGTTTTATGATGAAATTTCTTTTGGATTGGTTAGAAAACAAGCAAATAGAAGTAAAGTGCGAATGGCAAATTACGGACATTGTGTTCCTTTAAAAAAGGATTTATTTTGTAAATTTGTGGAGGGAATAAAATCAAGACAGGCTAATCCATACAAACATATGGCCAGACATACAAATAAGGAAACATATAATATAAGATATGCAACACTTAAAAAATTTTTAAAAGACAATCCTAATGAGGAAGTAGAAGGTATGTATAAGGACAATTTTTATTGGGATAAAATAAAATCAATTGTTCCTTGTAAGGGGAAAGTGTTCGATTTTGTAATTCCAGATACGCACTCATTTTTTAGTAATGGTTTTATAAGTCACAATACCCCTCGTGGCCTTTACAATCATGGTTATGAGTTATACAAGATTGCGTGTGAATCTGAAGATTGGTATGTTGAAATTAGAACTGTGAGGGATACAAAGCGTGAAGACGGTTCTTGTGTGGTTGGTGAGGAAGATATTCAAAAAGAACGTGATGAGAGGATGCCGGAGGAATTAATAAATCAGGAATATTTCTGTGACTTTCAAGGACATACGGAAGGCGCATATTATGCAAAGCAAATGCGGCAAGCAAGGGACGATGGGCGTATTACGAAGGTTCCGTATATTCCTAATTTAGAAGTATATACGGCTTGGGATTTGGGTGTTGATGATTCTACCACAATTTGGTTTTACCAAGTTCTTCCAATGCCCTTACAGTTTAGGTTTATTGATTATTATGAGAACACTGGTGAAGGTTTGTCTCACTATGCAAAAGTTCTACAAGATAATAAGTACAAATATGGGGATCACTACCTTCCTCATGATGGTGATGCGAGAAAATTAGGAGAAACAGCAGAATCCCCGCGTCAGATTTTAGAACGATTGGGCATAAGGCCAATACGAATAGTAAAACGCCCAAGAGACACACAAGCAGTTATGAGAGGAATTCAGGCTGTAAGGAATGTGTTGAGTCAATGTTGTTTTGACAAAACAAAATGTACGAAGGGAATAGTGTCATTGCAAAATTATCATGCAAAATATGACGAAGATAAAAAGAAGTTGTTAGATCATCCTGAGCACGATCATACGAGTCATGCGTCCGACAGCTTTAGAACCTTTGCTGTAGGCCATGACATTAAACCAAAGAATAAAAAAAGCGTCACTCAAATGATGAATTCTAGGATAAGAAGGTGATTAATATGGAAGATATGGACAAAAAAGAGAAAATATCGAGCGGAGATAAGGACCATATTTTAGAGGTCGCAAAAGAGAGATTAAAGAGGGCTATAGATGCCGACAACCATAATAGGGTTGAGGCATTAGATGATCTTCGCTTTATCCAAGGAGATCAATGGGACGAAAAAGAAAAGCAGAGAAGAAAGGACAGAGACCGTCCGTGTTTGCAAATTAACGTCCTCCCAAAATATGTTAAACAGATTTGCGGGGAGATGCGAAAAAACAAGGTACAGATCAAAGTGCATCCGGTAGATTCTCAAGCTGATGTTGAACTTGCAAAAATTAGGGAGGGTATTATTTATGGCATAGAGTATCTTTCCAATGCAGAATCTATTTATATTAGCGCTGGCGAGATGTTGGCAAAGTGTGGATATGGCGCATGGAGAGTTTTGACCCGCTATTCTGAGACAGAAGAAGATCCTTTTATGCAAGAGATTTTTTATGAAAGAATAGAAAATCCTCTTTCTGTGTACATGGATGTTAATGCAAAAGACAAACTTTTTGCTGACGCAAAATGGGCTTTTATTTTAAGCAAAATGACTAAGGACGAATTTGAAAAGGAATTTGGAAAAGATAAACTTCCTGGTAATGGGTTGGACACATCTCCAATTGGAACTTTGGATGAGCATTGGTATGACAAAGACACTGTGACTATAGCTGAGTATTTTGATACAGAATATGAGAAAAAAACAATGTGTAAGCTTTCTGATAATCGTGCGATGGAATTGGAGGAGGCCGAGCATTATATTGAGAGTATAGAAAGCACATTTGCTGAAGTAAAAGATCAGGATGGAAAAAACCAAAGCGGCGTTATGCCTCCAGAAATTATTAAAAGAAGAGAAGTTAAAATTCCTAAAATAGTTTGGAGAAAAATAACCGCTTCTGAAATTTTGGATGAGAGAGAATGGAGCGGAAGCATTGTTCCTATTGTTCTTCTCACAGGGGAAGAAACAAACATAGGGGGCAAAAAACACATTAAAGGACTTATAAGGGATGCAAAAGATCCACAGAGAATGCTCAATTATTGGCATTCAAGCGCATGTGAGACTGTAGCTCTTGCTCCTAAAGCTCCTTGGTTGGCTACTGCGAAGATGATAGAAGGATACGAAGAAGATTATGCCAACGCACATATTGACAACCTTCCATATCTTTTATATAATCACGATCCTGAGTTTCCGCAAGAGAAGCCAACAAGAACTGGTGTTGGTCAAGCTCCTATGGCTATTTTTGCGGAGATAGGCCGAGCAGAGAAGAGTGTTAAGGATACAATTGGTATGTACAATGTGGATGTAGGCGACACTTCCGATGAGAATTTGCGTGATGTTTCTGGAAAGGCTGTTGCAGCTAGGCAAGCTCCGGGCGACACAGCCACTTTTGTTTATTTGGACATTTTAGCTCAGGGAATTGCACATGGTGGGAAAATAGCAAATGACATTGTTCCTAACATAATGACTGAACCAAGAAACGCACATTTGAAGAATATGGACGGCACAGAAACATTTGCTCCTATAAATACTACGGTCGGTGAGGCAATGTCTTCAATTTCCAGCAACCCACAGAAATTTGCAGGTATGAACTTGAATAAGTTAAAGGAAACACAGATGAAAGAAGGTGTCAATGCTCCATTTAATGAGATTACACGCGGCAAATATAATATAGCAATAACTACAGGCCCAACGTTTGCGACACAAAGAGCTGAAGCAGTTGAGAACATCGTTAGAATAGCTACTGCTACTCAAATGAATCCTGTGGACAAGTATTTTATAATTAAAAATAGTGATTTTCCTGGATCGGATGAATATGCCAATGTCATTAAAAGAATGATTCCTCCTGGCATTCTTCCTCCAGAAGAAGGGGGTGTGCCTGTTCCACAAGGACCAAATACTGCTGAACAGATGGAAGAAAAAAAATTAAAGTTAGAGGAGATGAAGGCTAGAACAGAACAATTGAAGCTTCAATTACAAACATTAAAATTAATGGAACAGATTAAAGGTGGAGAGGCCAATATTCGTAAGGAGATTATTGACATTCAACGTGAGTTAGAGTCTCCAACGCATCCAGCAGATCAAATAGGAGGATAAAACGATGGTAGAGATAAGAAATATTAAAATAGGAATCGGAACAAATAAAGAGTTGCTTTTGACTTTGGATGAAGCAAAAGAGTTAAAACAGGAGTTGGACAGATTGTTCTCGCTTTTAAAGGATACAAACCCTGTAATGGAAAAGTTGAAGGAATTGAGGGAGTTTGTAGAAAAAAACAAACAGGCTCCATTTGTTGTTTATCCTACATATCCTACATATCCTACATATCCTACATATCCTTGTCCTACGACGACTTGGATTACATGGACAACTAGTGGAACACCAGATGCTAACAATGTTTATTCTAATCAATATAATAATGACGTAAAAAAGGAACAAGATACTTAAAAAATATATTGCAATTTTTCATCATTTATGCTATTGTTCGTTTAGATATGAAAAGGCAGGTGGTCAAATGAATGGATGAAGTCAGATGTGCTTGTGGGAGGCTTCTTTTTAAAGCTGCGCCTAATTTATTTTTTAAATCATCTAATTTGACTGGCAAAGGCTTTGAAATGGTTTGTCCACGGTGCAAGAGAGTTAATGAGTTTTGCGTCAGTGCAGTAAAGTTGGATAATTTTAAAGCGATAAGCGTGACAATAACTGGCGCGTAAAAACAATTAACAGAGCTTCAGAAAGCCTTAGAGCTTCAGAACGCCACAGATAACCTTAAAGGTTGTTTGTGGCGTTTTTTATTAAAAAATAAAAAAGGAGCAAAACAGATGGCAACTGAGAACGTCCCTCAAGAACAAACAGCGAACCAAGCCGATTCAACCCAAACAGCGGATTCGGCAGCCGCTTCGGTACAGAATGATAATGCAGCAGCTACCGAAAACAACACTTCCGATCAATCGGATTCGGATTCCGAGAAAGATTCAACCGCTTCTCAAGAGACAAAAGCCACTGCGACAGATGAAAAAAAGAGTGGTGCGGCAAGTTCTTCAGAAAGCGGCGAGTCAAAAGTAGTTGCTGAATTAAAAACTGTACGTAAGAGAGCACAGACGGCAGAGCAAGAGTTGAGATCAGTTCGTGCCCGTTTGGAAACTTTGGAAAAAGGACAGACAGGGCAGCAGCAAACACAGACTCAAGCTCCAAAATCTAATGCTGGCAAATCGCCATCTAATGATGGGCCTCCAGTTATAAATGATTTTGATAATTATGATGATTTTGTGGAGGCAAAGGTTGTTTATAGACTAAAGCAGGAAAGAAGGATTGAAGAACAACAGAATCAAGAAAAGGTAGAGCAGCAGCGTCAGCAGCAATTAGATAAAAGTTTCTCCAAGAAAGTTAATAAATTTTCAGAAGAATATCCTGATTATGTTGATGTTGTTAGTGACGCTCCGTTTGATTTAAAACAATCTGTTTTGGATGCAATTAAAGAAAGTGAAGTTGGCCCGGCAATCGCTTATCATTTGGCGAAAAATCCAGATGAAGCTGAAAAAATTAGTCAGATGTCAACTTCTGGAGCAATACGAGCAATAGGCAAATTGGAAACAAAATTTGAAGTAACACCACAAAAAGCAACTAAAAAACAAGTGACACAAGCGCCAGAACCTATTAAACCTGTTGGCAATTTGTCTACCCCGGAAAAAAAGGAGTTGGACAAGGTTCCTATGAATGAGTACGTGAAGGTAAGAAATGAACAAATGCTTTCTAAAAGGAATCCAGCACCAAGATAATAGGTTTGTTTGTGTGCACTAGAAAAGGAAAGGACACATGGCTAATCAAAATTTAACTATTACAATGATTACCAAGGAAAGTTTGCGGGTTTTGCACAATAACTTGGTATATACAAAAGGTGTTGATCGCCAGTATTCTAATGAATTTGCAAAAACTGGTGCAAAGATTGGCAGTACGGTAAATGTGCGTATGCCTAACACGTATTATGTGCGTACAGGCAAAACCGTAGCTATACAGGACAATAGTGAGACTTATGTGCCTGTCACTCTTACAACTCAGTACGGCGTTGATTTTAATTTTTCAAGCGCCGAGTTGTCATTGGATATTGATGCGTTTTCAACCAGATACATCACTCCAGCAATGGCTAGATTGTCGTCTCAGATCGATTTTGATGGTTTGGCTTTGGCAAAAAAAGTTTATAACAATGTTGGCGTTCCAGGCAGTCCTCCGGGCACAAGTGGAGGCAGTGGCATTGCAATTTCCACCTGTCCTGAAGTTTATCTTAATGCCGGGATGTTGATGGATAATAGTGCTACTCCTAGAGATAATTTGAGGAGTATGATTATCAATCCGAGAGCACAGGCAAAGTCAATTACTGGTTTGTCTGGTTTGTTTCAAGATTCTAATCGTCTTGCGGAGCAGTATCGTAACGGCGTGATGGGGCAAGCTTTAGGTTTTGAGTTTGGTATGGATCAGAACGTGAATACGCTTACATGTGGCACTCGTGCTGCGACTGCTGCAATCAATGGTGCAGGTCAAACCGGAGCTACTTTGAGTGTTAGCGGTCTTGGGGCTTCTGCAACTGTAAAAGCTGGAGAAAAGTTCAGTATTGCTAGTGTTAATTCAGTAAATCCTGAAAATCAGCAAGATACGGGTCTTTCAGCTCAATTTACTGTTTTGTCAGATGCTACTGCTAATGCAAGTGGCGTTGCCTCTCTTTCAATTTCTCCTAGCATTACAGTGATTGGTTCTACTGTCTCTAATGGAACTGTTACGGCAGGTCCTGCCAACGGTGCTGTGGTGACATGGATTGGTACAGCAAGCACGACATATCCTATGAATTTGGCATATCATCGTGATTTCTGTACGTTGGCAACATGTGATCTTCCGTTGCCGCGCGATGCAGAGTTTGCTGCGAGAGAAGTATATGATGGGATTTCCATGCGGTTTGTGTCTGGTTATGACATCAATAACGATAATTTTATTTATCGTATTGATGTTCTGGCTGGATGGGCTGTGTTGCGTCCTGCTCAAGCTTGCGTGGTGTGGGGATAGTTGGTTAGAATCAAAAATATGAAGGATTAATGAAAAAGTAAAGGAGAATAAAAAATGACTGCACCTAATGTTAGTATTAATCGAAACACGCAGTATCTGGGCAATGGCAATACCGATGGGGTAAAGATGTTTCAGAACCCTCGGTCAAAGCCGACGCAAGGTATTGTTCAGGGTGCTGCGTTAGCTTCAATTACAAGCTATAATGCAAATGTAGGCACTTTGTCTGCTACAGCAGCCAACGTTTGTGGTGGTCAAGACGTTACTGCTGTTGGCTTGGCAGCGAATGACTTTGTGGTGGGCGTGACAAAACCTACTGCACAAGCTGGAATTGGCGTGGCTTATTCTGCTGTTGTTACAGCAGATACAGCCAATATCAATTTGTGCAATCCAACCGCAGGTTCTGTTACTGCAACTGGTGATGAAACATACAGTATTACTGCTTTGCGGGGAATGCCTACAATTACTGCAAATTGTGGAACAGTTTCTGAAATGCTGCCAAAAACTACTCGGGAGGATATTTTTACATTTACACCTTCTGGTGCTGCTGCGACAGCTTCTATTTCTGCCGGGACTGTTGAATCAATCACTATGTCTGCGGCTGGAACTGGATACTATGCTCCTCCAACAGTTGTGATTACACCTGCGTCTACTTCTAGTGGTTCTGGCGCTACTGCTGTAGCGGTTGTTGCTGCTGGCACAGTTGTAAGTGTTAAGGTTACAAATGGTGGTTCTGGCTATACAGTCGCACCAACCATTTCGTTTATTGGTGGTAATTATGTTACTCCGGGCATGATTGCGGCTGTGACAAAACCAACTCATCAAGCGAATTTGGCCATTTGTGGTGTGCGTGTGGCTGGCAACAACCAAATTGGCGTTACTTATACTGTGACTGGCGCGGCTAATATCACTCCAACTGCCAATGAATCTTATACGTTCTTGGCGTTCAATGATATTCCAGCAGTGAGTCCTGTAATTCAAATCACAGCAAATATCGCCAATTGCGTGGCTGCGGCAGCAAATACATCCAATAGTACGGCTGTTACGGCTGTTGGTATTGCGGCTACAGATATGGTTTTGAATATTAATGCAGCGCTACAAACTCCGTTAGTTTTTGGTGGTGCAGTAGCGGCAGCAAACACCGTTACATTCCATTATGGTGGCGGCGTTCCTGGTGGAACTCCAGCTAATGGTGTATACACCTTCCCGGTGTTGAAACCAGGGTTGGGTGCTCCTGTGAAGGTGCATTCTGTAAAGCTTACTCCAGCGTCTGTGGCTGCAATCACAACTGCGGAGCAAGTATTTACTTTGCCTTCAAACATTACGCTACAGGCGAACAGTACGGTTCTTGTCAATAAACCAAGCCATACGCCTTACATTGGCGTTTTGGGTGCGAGAGCAAATAGTACTAGCACTTTGGCAATCACGTTTATGAATGTGTCTTCAGCAGCAATTGTTCCTCCGGCTGAAGAATACATCATTGCCAATTTTCCATCTTATCCGCCGTCTTTGTCGGCTAATCAGTTGGCTGGCTACTGTTCTCAAATTGTGGCCCCAACCATGAATGATTCCGTCAATCAGGGCAATGAGGTTCAACAGTCTTTGGTTGAAGCTGGTATTGTTTACGGTTCGTAAGTTTATGGCCTGGGCATGCCTTAACAACTGCCCACTAATTTTAGAAAAGGAGAACACTTAGATGGCTAAGAAAGTAGCAAAGAAGGTAAAAAAGAAAATTATGGATAAAATGAATAAAAAGAAAGCTTCTAAGAAAGCAAAGAAGTAAGTGGTTTTTAAAAGACTCGGGTGTAGAAAAACCTACACCCGAGCAAATAAAACTCTTGGAGGTAAGTTGTGAAGAAGTGTGTCTATACGTTAAATATAAATAATTATGCGCCAAAAATTACGTCAATCACACTTCCGTTGATGAAACAATACGCGGAAAAAATTGGGGCCGATTTCTACGTTATTAAGGATAGGAAATTCCCGGAAATGCCTCCTGTTTATGAGAAATTTCAGATTTATAGTTTAGCAGATGAGCATAAAAGCGATTGGAATTTGTTTTTTGATTTGGATGCGCTTATACATCCAGATATGTATGATGTGACTGTTTTGCTTTCTAAGGATGTGACGTGCTCTGGTTTTACTTCTGATTTTTCTCCGGTTCGTTTTAAACCTGATAAGTATTTCTTGAGGGATGGTAGATTTATTGGCAAAGGAAATTGGTTGATGATTGCAAGTGATTGGTGCAAAGACATATGGACACCTTTGACCGATATTACTTTTGAGGAAGCTGTGCAAAACATAACTCCAACGAATCAAGAACTCAGCACTGTTGTGAAAAGGGAACACCTTATTGATGATTATTTGGTGTCTCGCAATATTGCTCAGTTTGGATTAAAGCATGTTTTAATTTCTGATTTGGAAAACGCTAGAGGTATAGGAAGTGGCTATTTATGGCATCACTATCTTGTCAATGAGGATAAAAAAGTTGTTTGGATGTACAAACAATTACTTCAGTGGATTGGTCAAGCTTTAGCTGGTGGAGAAGTTATTAATGCCAATGAAGCAAATCAGTTATTGGAACAATGGACTGGACAAGCTCCATTTGGTGAATTTTTAGAAGCTGGTGGAGATGCTGGTAAGAGAATAAAAGAGAGCATTACAAAATTGGGAGTTGAACTATGAGACCAATTTTAGACATGGATTCTATAGCGGTTCTTTTAACAAATCAATGTATTAACAGGTGCAGCAATTGCACACAATTGTGTGGACATCAAGCCAAACCTGATTTTTTGACATTTGAGCAGTTTAAAGAGGCTGTTGATTCAATGGAATCTTGTCCTAGAGTTATGTTTGGTTTTCATGGCGGCGAACCGCTTTTACATCCAGAGTTTGCTGAGTTTTGTGAGTATGCAAAATTAAAACTTCCGAAAGACAGATTAGGGTTGTGGACTTGTTTTCCAAAGGGCAAAGAGAATTATCGTGAATTGATTGCTGACACGTTTGGTCATGTTTTTCTTAACGATCACACCCGCGAGGACATTCTTCATGGACCAGTTCTTGTGGCTTCTGAGGAACTTCCTATTGCTGAGTGGTATCGTTGGCAGTTGATAGACAAGTGTTGGATTCAAAATGCATGGTCAGCAAGTATTAATTCAAATGGCGCTTTCTTTTGTGAGGTAGCTGCTTCTCTTTCTTTGTTGTTTAATTTAGGAAAGGGCTGGAAAGTGGACAATAAATGGTGGACAAGAACTCCAAAGGATTATGTTGAGCAGATGGAGACGTTTTGTCCTTTGTGTAGTTGTGCAATGCCTCTTAAAAAGAGGGAAAGCATTGACGGCAGAGACGACATAAGTCCAAAAATGTATGAACGATTGAAGGAGATAGGATCTCCAAAAATTAAACAAGGAAACTGTATAGTTCATGATCTTACGCTTTGTCAAGACGATAGGCAAATTGCAGCATATAAAGATTTAAAATATCGAGACGCAATTGCTAAAAGGTATGGAATGTTTCTTACAATTAATAATAAAGGGTTTCAAACTCCACATCTTATAAAAGAGTGGAAAAAGGAAGAAGTTTTAGTTTAGAGGAAAGGAGGCAGAACAATGGCTAAGGTAATGGCAAAAGGTTCAAAAACCACGTATGCTCCTCCGGCGAAAACCAAAGTGAGCACGGGCGGCAAAAAGAAATAATTATGACTTGGGTTGGGCGGGCGAGATTCCTCACCCTAAACATTGACATAAAGCGAATCCTCACGTTCTGCCCGACCCAACTTTAAAAGGAGGATGGAGATGGCAAAAAAGAAAAAGAAAATGGCGCATAAAGGCGACACTTTTGTGATGGAAAATAAGCCTGTAGTTAGAAAGTCAGTTGACATTAAAAAGGCTTCCAATGGTTTTGTGGTTTCTTCTTGGAGCAACGACAAAGAAGAGCTTTATATTGCTAAGGATAAGTCGGAAGCGGACAAATATGTTAGTAAACTGTTGACCATGTAGGAGGATGTTATGCCACTAAAGAAAGGTTCAAGTAAAAAGACAATTAGTGCGAATATTAAAGAATTGAAGGAGTCTGGCCGTCCTCAAAAACAAGCTGTGGCAATTGCGCTTGATAAAGCCGGAAAGAGTGATAAGAAATCAGCAAAGAAGCGCACAAAAAAAGAAGAATCTATGAATGAGTTTGTCGCACGTAGAAATAAAGAAAAACCCTATTGAGAGGAGGTTTTTTCTTATGCCAGGTAAGTGGATACAAAACGCTATAAAGAAGCCTGGATCATTTAAGTCTTATGCAAAGAAAAAGAATTTAGGCATGAGAGAAGCTATTGCAAAAGGAAAAAAATCAAAGAATCCCACTACGAAGCGAAGAGCGAATTTAGCAGAAACGTTAGGTAAGTTAAGGAGAAAAAAGAAACAGACAAAGAAAAAAGAAACAATGAAGGAATACATGAAGCGCAAAAATACACAAACTTATAGTGGGAGTGTGTGATGAGAGTAGAAAATAAATTTTCTGACATTGCAGATACTGTTGAATGTACATATAAAGAATTTCCAAGAATGTTGTTTCACCCAATTGAGGGTGAAAAAATTGTTAAAGACGAAGAGGAAATGTCCAAGTTTTTAAAAGTTGGTTGGAAGAGGGAGCAGATTGCTGTTTCTGAAGAGGAAAAAATTGTAGATAAAATAGCATGGCATAAAGCTGAAATTATTAAACTGGAAGATAAATTGTCAGATTTAAGAGGGTTTGATGAAGTTGCAAATGAAGATGAAGAAGAGGAAGATGAAGAAGTTGAAAACACTATTTCTGTATCAGTGACAGAAGAAAAAGTAGAAGTTGGAGCAGAAGAGCAGCCCCCTGTTTCACGAAGAGTTTCAAGACGTGTTACACAAAACGCGGAAGAGGAAGGTGGAAAAACGTAAAACAAGGAGAAGAACTAAATGGCAACTTCAACTGCGCGGGACATAATTAAAAAGGCTCTTTTAAAGGCAGGGGTCCTTGCCGAAGGGGAAGACCCCTCCAGCTCAGAAGCGAATGACACTTTTGATGCTTTGAATTTGATGTTGGAATCCTGGGCGGGTAGAAGTTTGCTTACAACTGCTCAGATACAAGAGACACTCACTTTAACAGCAGGTACGAGTTCATATACTATCGGTTCTGGTGGTGATATTGACACTACTAAACCTTTTTCTATTGAAAGTGCGTTCATTAGGGACAGCAACAACACAGACTATGGTGTGGCTATTGTGGGGAGGACTGTCTATGATTCCTATTCTGACAAAGCTTATACAACAAACACAGCCCGCCCAAGAGTTTTGTTCTATGATCCAGGAACTACACAGCAGAGTACCCAATTGGGGACTATTTATCTTTATCCTATACCTGATTCAAGCAGCACTTATACTCTTTATATTAATTCTGAGAAACCATTCACATCGTTCACTAATCTAAGTGATACTGTGACCTTTCCTATAGGATATAAGAGAGCTATGATTTATTGGCTTGCGATTGAAGTCGCTCCTGATTTTGGAAGACCTATATCAATAGATTTACAAAAAACAGCTAATGAATCATTGAGAATTATTGAAAATATCAATTCAAGAAATAAAAGACGTGTTGCTGTAATTGATGTTCCTGGTGGAGTTGGCGGCGGTTATGATGTGTCTACGGATGAGTGAGGTAAGACAATGAAATTAGATATTGTGGGAGCCGGATATTTGGGCAGATCAACCAATCTTAATGCCAGCAGGTCAGTCAACTTCTATCCAGAAGTTGATTCACCTGATGCTAAGAATATTGTTGCGCTTGTTGGCACTCCCGGCACGTCTTTATTTACAGACACAGAGCTTAATGTAATTCGTGGCCTTCATGCTTTTAATGATGTTTTGTATGTTGTTGCCGGAGGAAAACTATATTCTGTAACGAATGATGGCACTTTGTCTGCTCAGTTAGGAAGCAATCTTGTTACTTCAGCAGGACGTGTTTATATGGCCGATAATGGTCTTTCTCCTACAGGTGGAAACCAATTGGCGATAACCGATGGACAAAGAATTTATATTTACAATGTCAGTACGACTGCTTTTACTACAGTGGCTACAACCGCTTATACTGTTTGTTTTATAGGTGGGTATTTTGTAGTTGACATTGGTGGCGGACGTTGGCAGGTGTCTGGACTGTATGACGGAACTTCTTGGAGTGCTTTAGACATTTCTACCGCAGACGCTGCTCCAGATGCACTTTTGTCTGTTTTTAATAATCATGGAGAATTGTGGCTTTTAGGAGAGTATACAACAGAGATTTGGTATCAAAGCGGCACTGGAAATCCTCCTTTTGCTCGCCAGACAGGAGGAGTAATTGATTTTGGGTGTGCCGCCAGATATTCTATAGCCAAAGGAAATAATACTATTTTTTGGTTAGGGACAAAGAGAAACAATGATAGAGGAGAGTTTATTGGAGTTTGTACAGCTAATGGCTATAGTGCTCAAGTAGTTTCTCCGGCTTCTATTAATTATCAGATTTCTGAATATAGTACTATTTCTGATGCTTTTGCTTATTTTTATACAGAAGGTGGACATGAGTTTTATGTTCTTACTTTTCCTACAGCCAATGCAACTTGGGTGTTTGACACGACAACTGGATTTTGGCATGAGAGGTCGTCTTATGAGGATGATCCATATGCTGTTGTTCGGCATTTAAGCAATTGTTATGCTTATTTTAATAATAATCATTATGTTGGTGATTATCAATCAGGCAAGATTTATCAGATG